GATTGTAGTCTTGGAGTAAAAGCTTCTTCTAATGCGATTTTAGCGTTAGCGATAGCAGTTTCTCTTACAGCTTTAGCATCAGCAATTGCTTCTTTTAACAATTTTGAATTTGCCATTTTACTTGTTACTTTTTAAATTTTCTGAAGTTATTGAGAAACCTCAATGTAGATTAGTGTAAATTGGTTGTTCGGTCACTAAACATTAAAAGTCAGTATTCATTAACCAATGGAACCCACATAGACGTGGGTTATTATAAGAATAAATATATAAAAATTTATAAAACAATAAAAAACTAAAGAAAATAATAAGTTTTTTATAGATTTAGTGTATAGGGTTATTTTTTAATCTTACCCTTTTTAATATCTCTTTGTAGTTCTGCACCTGCTCCTAACAAATCATTTATTGATTGGTCTATTGGTACATTACGATATTTAGAAAGTTTTCTAACTGCCATCATTACGATTCGTTTCTCTTCAGTAGAGTATCCTTCGTTGATTGTTGATTCATTAAACATTTTAATTATTTTCTTTTGAACAGGATTATTTGGTCTACCAGCTATTGCAGATACGAATGACATTCTATCTTTAAGATTTCCCTTTTCAACATATTTAAGAAGTTTCGTAATATTCAATGCATGTTTAGAAACAAAATCCTCAACTGCCTCAGGTCTTGTACCTGTAAAGTAAGCAATCTTTTTGATTTGAGGTTCTACTCCCTCATTTACTGATTCTTCATTCATTTCAGAGATAACTCTTTCTCTCATTATCTCTCTTACGATTTTTCTAAGTTGTTCTTTCATTTTTGGTAATCCTTTGTGTTTTGTTGATGCGAAATCTTCAATCTCCTTTTCACTCATTCTATCCGCAATATCTTTTATTTCATCCGAAACCTCCGAAGCAGGAACTTCACCTCTTTTGAATGCTAATGCCAATCCAAATAACTTTTGTTGTTGTTGTGATTGTGCAGGCATCTTATTACATTAAGTTTTTTAAACTATGATTCTTAAATCCATTAGAAACTTTACCTTCAAATATTGATTGTATTTTAGCAGCTAATTTCTTACTACCATTCATTTTCAAATCATATGCAATAGCATCTACTGATGTTTCACCTTCCCATCCAGATTGATTAGTTGCTAAATGTGCAATTTCATCAGTACCTTCTGCAGAATCGTAAAGTTCAGAAGAGAATACAGTATTCTTTCTCCATTCATCATATTCTTTAGAAAATACATCTTTTGGTTTGTCTGGGTCATTCATTGGATTAGAATCCCATTCAGGTTTATCTTCTAATATTGAAATTAGTTTTCTTGCTTCAGAATGAAAGTTTGAATCAGTTAGTGCTTCAACAGCTGCCTTACTCATTCTACTTTCGTATTCTTCTTTACCTAATTTTTGTGGAGTGATTCCTAACTCCTTTGCTTTACTACTAACGGCTTTGTTTATTTTAGGATTGCCAGCTCTACCACCAGATGAATCTTTTGGTTCTGATTTAGGTTCTTCTCCACCAGCATCGTATCCTGTATCTTTAGAGAACATATTTGGTTTCTTCTCCCCAGTTGGTACATCTACTGCATCATCTTTATCAGTTTTTCTTTTTTCGTGAGAACCAGCCTTTACAGCAGCATCTCTAGCTGCTTTTGTTTTGAATACTGATACGTTACCAGTTTCTTTACTCGTTGCGGTGAATGCTTTTTCAGCTTCTAATAAATCAGTTAGTTTAATCATTGTATTATTTTTTACCCAATCTTTCGTTTGCTACATTTACATCGATATCAGCAATCTCATAGTATCTACCTAAAATATTACCCATATCTTCATATAATGCATGTAACCTTTCATCTAAGCTTCTTGCTTCAGTTGCAACTTTATCAAATGCTTTATCCATTTTTTCCAACTCACTCATATTTCTTTTGATGGTTACTTTATCGAACCAATCATCGTTTTCTGAAAGAGTTAGTGTTTTAGCTGCTTCAACAATACCACCTAAAGTTTCTGCTACCTCAACGATATCAGATTGTCTTTTCATTTGTTCTTGAAATGCTTTATAAGTTGAGATAATTTCTAAGAAGTGTTTTTTAACCTCAGTTGATAATTTTTTCTCACCTTCTAATGATTCAGATAATGAAAACTTACCATCTACGATTTTTACTTCGTTTATGTTAGTTTTTCTGATATCATTATATCCTTTGTTTACTTTATTACCTGTTTTGTTCTCAACCTGCAAAGTAAATTTGTTGTTGTGAACGTAATCATATATGTCAAAATTCTTTTTACTCATTATCCTAATTCCGTTATAATTTCTCTCATTAAATCTTGTGCTTTACAAAAGTTTCCACAAACATCAGTACCAATATTCTTAACTACTGATTCGTTCATTGGAGTCATAAATGCACCATGTGTAGATGGGTTGGATACAAAGTCCCAACCGATTAGTTCAAAATCTTCACCAACTAAAAGTTTGTTATCTTTCATTGGTTGAGTAGAACCCATACCTCTTGATGAGATACCTAAAAGGATTCCAGCTCTTAATAATTCTTTTAATATATTTCCAGAAGGAGTAGGTAAAATTTCAACTGTACCTACAACATCGTTACCTTCCCAATGTACCTCTTTAATATTATGTGATACATTCTTTAAGTTGATAACTGAAGAGTCTGGATGGTCTAATTCACCTAATGCTCTTCTTTCTTTAATTAGAGTTTGATATTTATTTATCTCTCTTTCTAATACTTCTCTTGGGTACACTCTACCATTTTGATTTTCTGCACCTGAACGTTGAAGGATACCCTTAACCATAGTTCTTCCTGATGAATCTTCATTCACCCTTCCTTCAAATAAGTTTGTTTCTATTAATAGATTCTTCATAATGGTTATCCTTATTTATGTTTTTTTAGTAACTCAGTAAATTCTCTCTTCACACCAGATGATAATCTTTTGTGAATTCCTTCTTTTACTAATACGTTAATTACATCCTTTATATTTGAATTTTCAAGTGTAATTTTATTTTTTGATAAAATTGGTCTTTCTAAAAATGTATTTATTTCAAAAGTTAACTCATCTGAAATTTTAAAACCTTCATATATAGATTTAAGATATTTGATAAAATCTTTATCGTTTTTCATATCTTTAAAGCTCTTATCTGAAAAAATATTCTTTACGAAATCTTTAGCATCTTTTGAATCTTGCTTTATTTGGTCAATTAAACCAAACATACCTTCATTTACTGATTCCATTAAACCAATTGCAGTAGTTCCAACAATTCTTTCAGCTCCATCAGCGTATTTCTTATTTAAGATTGCTACTTTAGCACCACCTATATTAATTACATACATTGGTAACATACTTGTACTAAAGTGATAATCTTTGATTTTTGCTTTCTTTAATTCTTTACCTATATCCATAAAAGATTTAGCACCTTTTACGAGGTCAGCAAGTTTATCTAAAGTCTTATCATGTTTTCCTTCTGAGATATTAGTTGAACAACCACCTTCGGTTACTCCACCACATCCACATCCACAATCATGTGATTCTTCTACTTTTTCACCAGCTCTTAGAGCTGCTAAATCAGATGCTTCAATTTCACCATCACCATCAATATCTAACTGCTTTTGTTTATCAGTTAACTCTTCATTCTTTTCACCCTTACCATCCCAAGCAGCATCAATCTTATTAAAGAATGCTTTCTTTTCTTCATCACTCATTGATGGAATAGATTTTCCTGCTTTTTCTAAAGCTTTTTTGAAAAATGTTTGATACTCAGTTTCTTCAGCCATAATGGCTCTGAGGGTTTCTTTGATACTATCTATGGTAATATTCATATTAATTCCCAATTATAATTTGCTAATCTGCGTTACAATAGTGTTCAATCTTTCTCTAATTTTGAACAAATTCTTTTGAGTTCTTTTCCAATATTGGTCTGAATTTAAATCACTTTCTTTTTTGATTCTACCATACCATCGTAGGAATGTTTCAATTTCAGAAAGTTGCTTATTAACTTGAGAAATCCCTCTACCAATTTTTTGTCTTGGTGTGGATTCATCTTTTTTTAATTCTAACCATCTATTTTCACTAACCCTTTTGTAACCATTTCCCTTATTTATGGCATCAACAAATTCATCATCGTTTTCTTCATCTTCATCAGTACCATCAGTATCTTTGAAAGCATTAGGAGTATTATACCCAGCCACATCACCGGTGGTTGTAGCTTCATCAATATCTACATTTTCTTGCTCAATTTCAGCAATTAAATCTTCAACTAACTTCCTTAAACTCATATTTTAACTTTCAATTCTTTAATTAATTCATATGACATCATTATTGATGAAACATGATTATCAGAAACAACTTTTCCAATTTTAGTTTTAGATAAAACAGAAATAGTTTCTGCTAACTTAATTTTAGTTACTTTATCTTTAACTTTAGATTTAATTGATTTTAATTCTTTTATAATAGATGGAATAGATTTTTCCACATAAGATTTAAATCCAGTTGTATTACTTAAATTATTAATATACTCTTTTAATAATGATTTTTGGTCATCATTTAAATTAGAATACTTTTTATTAAATGTTTCTACTAATATCTTATAAGTAAGTAATCTTAAATCTTTATCTTGCTTTTTATAATTTTCAACTAATTTATCTTTTTTGTTTATAGATTTAGTAGCTGGTTTAGATGTAATACTTTCAATAAGGGTAATTTTTGAATTGAATACATCCTTAATATCGTAGTTATCCATCTTTTTAGATTCAAATACCTTATAGATAGATGCTAATAAACGATAATTAGAAATAGGAGAAGATAAAAATTCATCCATATTAAATGATTCGTTAATCTTTTTAATTAGATTATACTTTTCTTTATGTAATTGCTTTTGGTCAATACGATTATGTGCTTCGTTAACAGTATCTATGAACTTTTCAGCTCTTGATTCAGAATTATACTTTTCTTTCATAAGAAGTTCGTACAATCTTAACTCTTTGTTTAACTCGGTTTTTGGACTAAAAAATTCACTTACGATTTTTTTAGCTTTTTCACTTGTATCACCATTAAGAACTTCTAAAGTGATTTGTCTCACTAAAAGTTCAAATAGAATACCAGTATTCTTAAATTTTGAATGTTTTACCCTCTTCATTGTGTTTTTATCCTATAATAATATATCAATATACGACACGTTACATCGTATATAAATATAACTTAATTTTGATTTCCTAAAATTTTATTCATCAATCAAATTTATATCATCTAAAAAGTCTCCGTTTTCACCGATTAACTTTCGTTTTGCAGAAACTCCGTTCACATATTCCTTAGCTACTTTTTTGGTAGTTTTATTAATAGATGACTCATTTTTTTTCAATGCTTTTTGATTTTCTTTTTTACCAAGTGGGTCTCTCCCAAGTGGATGCTTATCCTTTCCATAGGTGTTTCCCTCTCTTGGTCTACCACCTTTGTTCTTTAACTCAGTTTTTAATTCTTCTAATTCATCTTCAACATCAGTTGGGTCTTGTTCCATTGCTGGGTCACTTCCCTCATCTTCAATTGAACGATATCTGAACCTATCTTTAAGGTCATTAATAAGTTGAATCTTTTGGAAATCAACTTCATCATCACTAAAGTTAAATATATTTTTATATGCCCAATCTTTAGATACCATATTTAGTGAAGCAATATCACCAACTAATCTAACTTTTTCACTCCAAAGATTTACTTTTTCTTGCTCATAAATAGTAGATGGATTAACTAAGTTTAATTCAAAATCTACCATTTCCTTACCCTCAACACCCTGAGATGCTAAGTGAGTTACTGCTAATTTAGTTAATTCTGAAATTAAAGTTCTTTGTATTCTTTCGATTGTTCTTGCAAATCTTACATCTTCTGCAGCTAGAGTTGCTTTACCATTTACATTCTCATCATATCCTAAATATGCTTTTGGAATCTTTAGAGCTGCAAACATTTTATTCTTTAAGTAATCGATATCATCAATTGATGTGTATTCTAACCCACCTAATGAATCTATTTGAGTACCACTATCACCACCCCTAACAGGCAAAAAGAAATCTTCAGTTAGGTTTTGGATGTTATACTTTAAGTTATAATCACCAGTCTTTTTATCCACAAATGGAGTTTTCTTCATTTTGTTGATAATCTTTTGCATATAGTTATCAACTTCTTGTGGAGGAATGTTACCAATATCAATTTTGAAAACTCTCTTATCAGGTGCTCTCATAATTCTATGAATCAACATAGCATCTTCCATAAGAGAAACTTGTTTCCAAATTCTTCTACCATTCTCAATCATTGCTTTTCCATAAGGAAGGAAGTTTGTATCTGATAATAATCTAAAATGAACTATCTCATAGTTCTCATACTCACCTTTACCATTTGGGTCGTGATTTACTTTAAACTTAATATAATTTGGATTATTTGGGTCAGTATTCTCCAATCTTTCGGTTTCATAAACTGGAAGTGGTCTTACGTTAATAATACCAACACCGGGTTGTATTTCTTGTAGTAAAAAGAAATCTCCATATTTAACCATATTTCTTGTCCAAGACCATAGGTTAAACTCTATATTTAAAATATCATAGAATAAGTTTTCTAATATTTCTTTTACTTTCTCATTTTTGGATTTAATTTGTACAACTTCACCAAATTCATTTTTTAATGTGGATTCATCTGCGTATATATCCAATGCTGATGAGATAATCGGGTCATTATCCATTGCATCATAATCCCTGAATAGTTCTCTACGAACTTGATGGTAAGCCATTGATTGAGCTGCCATCTGGTCTCCGTGAAAAGACCTTTGTAATTTAGTATATCTATCTCTTAAATTAAAAAGATTAGTACCACCCTGCTGTCTATCATCAGTATCAACTACCTTTCTCTTCCCATCTTTATCAACCTTTACGATTGCTTGAGTAGAAAAAAGTTTAGTTAACCTTTCAAAAAATGAACTATTATTTTGTTCTGCCATTTTATTTACTTTATGTTATAATCTAACTAAGATACAAAAAAATTTTGATATATCCTAATTTTATTACCATGCTTTACAACTCCAATACCTAGCCTTATGTCTTGGTCCTGGTGTATCACAATTATGTCTAGCTCTAAAAGCTTTTCTTCTTGATGGAATATCTTTCTGAATCTGCATTGTCTTTTCACCTGCTTTTTTAGCCGATGTTCCTCCATGTCCGAAATTTACCTTTACAACATTTCCTTTTGGATTTTTAACATATACTTTAAACTTCTTAACATCACCCCTCATAGGTTTGTTTAGTTTAACTTTTCTACCTTGATATTCAGCTTCGTTAATATCCTCTTTCATATCTCTTAGAAAGTGGATAAACTCTTTTAAATCATCATAGTTTTCAACATCGTATTCTTCAATGCTTCCATCTAATGATAATTTAAATTCATTATAAAGTTCTTTAGAATAATTTTCCATACTTAATCCCTATATTTAACCTATACTATATAAATATAAAATTTTTATTTTATAACCATTTAGTTAAATCCTCAATATCATCACCAACCTGCATTTGCCAAGGATTTTCATCAACATCATTTGTACCATAAACCCCACTATAAGTATAAGTTGATATACCATCAATCGCTCTTTTTGTTAAATCGATACCTTCTTGTCTTAATCTCAAAGCAGTATCTCTAACCCATAGAGAAATTGCTAAACTCATTGTTAAATCATCATTATATCCTCTCATAGCTTCAGCTCTACCATTCATCCATATAAATGTGAATAATTCATCAATAGTTCTAACTGAACGTATTATAATTGATTTCTCCCTAACATACTCTTCCAACTTTGAAATAATCAAAGGTCTTGTTCTTGAAGTAGTTGAAAACCCAGCTACCATACTCTTATCTTGAGAACGATACCTATTTGAGTGTTGATGTTCAGTATCTACATACTTTAAATCCTTACTCATATAATAAAGGTTTCCATAATTTCTATCAATTACTTGTTGAATAGTTGCCCAACCAATGTTTGCATTTTCAATTACTAACAATGCATTGTTATATTCAGTTGCTAGAGATACTAAGAAATTACCAAAATCTTTGGTATCTAACTTACCTCTATATTCAGCTACTTGTTCAGATGCTTCAACATCAATAACATGAGCTGCTGAGTAATCCGATGAATCTCCTCTCGCAACATCCGCCACAACTATATAAGTTTTTGTATAATCAGGAAATTGCCATTTCCACAAGTTTCCATCAAAACCACCTTTTTCAAGTGGTTCT